AGCATCCTATGGTGACATCATGTCAGCTTGCAGTAAGGATCATAGTGAAGAAAAAGAAGAAACACCAGCAAAGAAAGTTGTTGCTAGAGAGAGCAAGAGACTCAATAAAGAAGATATCGATGTATCTGACGATGTACAGGCTCTATTCGGTGACGAAGAACTTTCTGAAGAGTTCAAGGATAAAGCAACAACTATCTTTGAAGCCGCTGTTCTTTCAAAGATCAACGAAGTTCTATAAACTGCTGATGTTGATCTCGCTTCTGATCTTGAAGCGGAAAAAGAAACAATGATGGAAGACCTAACCACTAAACTAGACGACTACCTTGAGTATGTTGCTGAAGAGTGGATGAAAGAAAACGAACTCGCTGTAGAAAAAGGTATTCGTGCAGAAATCGTTGAGAACTTCATGCAAGGTCTACGCAATCTATTCGCTGAAAACTACATTGACATTCCAGAAGAGAAGGTCGATCTTGTAGATGAACTTGCTTCTAAAGTTGAAGAGCTTGAACAGTCTGTCAACGAAGAAGTTGAGCGTAATATCGAAATCAAAAAAGAACTTGTTGAGATGAAGAAAGACAAAGCACTTTCAGTAGTGTGTAAAGGTCTTACCGACTCACAAGTTGAAAAGATGAAGTCTCTAGCAGAAGGTGTTGACTTTGACGAAGACACCTATAGTGAAAAACTAGCGACAATCAAAGAAAACTACTTCCCTGCTGAAGAAGTTGTTGAAAGTGATGCAACTGATGAAGAACCTCTCGAAATCGAAGAAGAGGCTCATGAAGTGACAGGCTCAATGGCTGCTTACACACAAGCCATTTCAAGAAGCATCAAAAAGTAATAATTTATAAATATTGTAATAAAGGCTGATAGTTTACTAAAGGAGAAACTAAAATGTATCAATCTGATGAACTTCAAAAGAAGTGGCAGCCAGTTCTTGAACACGCCGACCTTGAGCCAATCAAGGACGCACACAAGAGAGCCGTTACTGCTACACTTCTAGAAAACCAAGAGCGTTCTGCCCGTGAGCAAGCTCAGGGTTCTGGTGGTTACAATGCTCCAACACTTCTTGGTGAAGCCGCACCTGCTAACGCAATGGGCGCATCTTCTTCCACAGCAAGTGCAGGTAGCGTTGATATCTACGATCCAGTGCTTATCTCACTAGTTCGCCGCTCTATGCCGAACCTAATCGCTTATGACATTGCTGGTGTCCAGCCAATGACAGGCCCAACTGGTCTTATCTTTGCGATGCGTTCACGCTACTCAAGCCAGACTGGCACAGAAGCAATGTTCAATGAAGCAAATACTTCATTCTCTGCTCTTGCATCTGGTAACACTTCACACCAGTTTGGTGTTGCTAACGGTGCGCTTGGCACAACACAGGCCGGCACTGATCCTGCTGATCGTGCTTCTGGTTCTGGTTATACCGTTCACACAGGTATGTCAACCTCACTCGCTGAAGCACTCGGTGATTCAAGCACTAACAAGTTCAACGAAATGGCTTTCTCAATTGAGAAGGTTTCTGTTACTGCCGTTAGCCGTGCGCTAAAAGCAGAATACACAATGGAACTTGCACAAGACCTTAAAGCAATCCACGGTCTTGACGCTGAAACAGAATTGTCAAACATCCTATCTGCTGAAATCCTTGCTGAAATCAACAGAGAAGTTGTTCGCACAATCAACTACTCAGCCGTTCCTGGCGCAACAGTCAATACCACAACTTCTGGTACTTTCGATCTTGACACTGACTCAAATGGCCGCTGGTCTGTTGAAAAGTTCAAGGGTCTTATGTTCCAGATTGAGCGTGATGCTAACGAACTCGCAAAAGCAACTCGCCGTGGTAAGGGTAATGTCATGATCTGTTCTTCTGATGTCGCTTCTGCGATGCAGATGGCCGGCGTTCTTGACTACACACCTGCACTGAACAACAACCTACAAGTTGACGACACAGGCAACACATTCGCTGGTGTTCTAAACGGTCGCATCCGTGTCTACATCGACCCATACTTCTCAGATGCAACCAACAACTACTACACACTCGGCTACAAAGGCTCTAGCGCATTTGACGCTGGTCTCTTCTACTGCCCATATGTTCCACTACAGATGGTTCGTGCAGTTGGTGAGAACACCTTCCAGCCGAAGATTGGCTTCAAGACCCGCTACGGTATTGTTGCTAACCCATTCGCCACTAACGATGGTAACGGCATCGCCGCTCGCCTCGGTAGCGGTGACGGTAACATCTACTACCGTTTGGTCAAAGTCACAAACCTCATGTAATAATGAGAGTTGGGCTAACCAACCAAAACACAAAACTGAGGGGCGTTCATTCGCCCCTCTTTTTTTGCTTATAAATATGTAAGCAAGGAGAATAATATAATGGCTCTACAAAGCACACAACCAGATAACATGAGTTTTCTATCACCTACAGGTTTTAGATTTCAAATTCAAAAGATTCCTCATGTCAACTATTTCTGCACTGCCGCCAATATTCCAGATATTGGTATGGGACAGTTAGAGCAAGACAACACTTTCATTCGTCTACCGATTCCTGGTGATAAGTTGACATTTGGTCAATTGCAGTTGACATTTCAGGTTGATGAAGATATGAGAAATTTTCGTGAGATTTATGATTGGCTGACAGGACTAGGTTATCCAGATAACTTTCAGCAAAGAGCCGGTCTTCAAAGAACACTACAGCAAAACTCAACTAGCACAAATAGACAATACTCTGATGCGAGTTTGATTATCACTACAGCACAATACAAACCAAATATCGATATCAAGTTTATTGATGCATATCCAATCACCCTTGGCGCACTAGAATTTAATACAACATCATCTGATATTGAATATCTACAAGGTCAGGTTACTTTTGCATACAGAAAATATGAGTTGACAACTATCGCCTAGTGTGATATACTATAAGATACAGTATAAATCTATGTAATGAATGGAAAATTATATAATGAAAATTGAAGATATCACATCTGAATGGGATAAAGACTGTAAACTAGATGAAACGGAACTTGGTGCTGAATCAGCAAAGATTCCTTCATTGCATAATAAATACCTAAAGATATTCATGAGTGAACGCTTACGTCTGATTCAAATGAAATCAGAAATGAGAAAGATGCGTAGAGTTTTGCTTGAGTATTATCTTGGAGAACTTGATCAACAAGAGTTACAAGAACTTGGTCGTGATCAGTTCTACAAGAAACTATTGAAGAATGAAGTTGATTTATATATTGATAGTGATGATATGCTAACAGAGATAAGCCTAAAGGTTGCTCTACAACAAGAGAAAGTAGACTATCTCGAATCCATAATCAAAAGTATAAACAACAGAGGTTTTCAGATCAAAAATGCAATCGAATGGAACAGATTTATCACTGGGTGAGTCAGGTCTATCTTTAGATGATAGAGTAGATTTACTGAAGTTCAGAATAGCAAAGTTTAGAAGAGAACACGCTTGGTTATGGGAATCGAAACAAAAAGAGACAGTGAAAGAACCAGAGAAACCATCACAGTCGAAAGAGTCAACGAAGTCTACATCAAACTTGGATGCGATAAGGGCACGGCTCAAGAAATAAGCGACTACTTTACTTTTGAAGTGCCTGGCGCTAAGTTTATGCCAGCGTATCGCAACAAGTATTGGGATGGTAAGATTCGTTTATTCAATGTAAACACTCGACAAATCTACGCTGGTCTTCACAAACATATAGAACAGTTCTGTGAAGAGAGAGATTATACGCTAGAAGGTATAAATGATCTTTATACGCTAGACAGTATATCTACAATCGAAGCAGAAGAACACTTCTCTTCTCTCCCAATCAAACCAAGAGACTATCAGATCGGCGCATTCGCACACGCAATACGCACCAGTAGAGCCATGATTCTCTCGCCTACGGCGAGTGGTAAATCCCTCATCATTTATATGTTATGTAAATATTTGAGTGGTAGAAAGTTGATTATTGTTCCTACCACCTCATTGGTATACCAGATGAATACTGATTTTCTAGAATATTCTGAGAATCAACATAATCATTCTACACATCTTATCATGTCTGGTCAAGACAAAAATGCTGATGCGGAGATTTTTATCTCGACATGGCAGTCAATCTACAAGATGCCAAAGAAGTGGTTTAATCAGTTTGATGTGGTCATAGGTGACGAAGCACACCTCTTCAAAGCACAATCTCTCACAAGCATCATGATAAAACTAGAGAACTGTAAGTATCGCTTTGGTTTTACAGGAACACTAGACGGCACACAGACACACAGACTTGTATTAGAAGGTTTATTTGGACCTGTGATGAGAGTGATTACCACAAAAGAACTGATGGATAACAACAATGTCGCTGATCTAAGAATCAAAGGATTGGTTCTGAAATACTCTGAAGCAACCTGTAAAGCAATGGCTAAAGCAGACTATCGATCAGAGATTGACTTTCTGATTTCAAATGAAGAACGAAATAAGTTCATAAAAAACTTGACATTGAGTCGAAAAGGTAATACACTGTTACTTTATCAAATGGTAGAGAAGCACGGTCAAGTGCTTTATGACATCATAAATAGTAGTGTTACAGATAGAAAAGTTTTCTTTGTTCATGGAAAGGTGAGTGCAGATGAAAGAGAGTTGGTTAGAGAGATTACAGAAAAAGAGTCGGATGCGATTATCATCGCTTCTTACGGAACTTTCTCAACGGGCATCAATATACGAAACTTACACAATATTATTTTTGCTTCTCCTTCTAAATCTCGTATCAGGAACTTACAGTCGATAGGCAGAGGACTGAGAAAAGGTGATAATAAAGATTCTGCTACACTCTATGATATAGCAGATGATCTTTCATACAAATCTTGGCATAACTACACTCTCAAACATTTTGCTGTTCGTGTGAAGATGTATAACGAAGAAGAGTTCGAGTACAAGATTTACAACATAAGGATAAAGGATGAATCACAGTCTAATCAAACTCCTGAACGGAGAAACAATAGTTTGTTCGATAGTGAATGAAACAGAGACACATCTGACTGTTGCTGATCCCTTGAAACTGGAGATAATAAATCATCAGGGTGTTCCATCAATGATGACAACTTATTGGATACCTT